TTTAGAAAAGCAGTTTCTGTAAACGCATAATTACCTGAATTAAGTTCGAGTTTTATATAATCAGCAAAGTAATTTACAAGGTCTTGTCCTGTAATATCCTTAAAGTTATCTTTAACATAATATCACCTATTTACAAGTTCTGTGGCATAAATTCTATTTTCGGCAGGTTCTATATCTCCTCTAATAGGATTTCCAGATTCAATATTAATAACATAACGAAGACTTAGAAAGTATATATCCTCTTTATTAAAATTAACTTTTTTTATCTTAGGTTCTCCAGTTTGAGTAGTATCATACTCTGCTATGTCTTCATTATTTTCAGAAAAGGGTATATCTATAATAATAGTTCCATTACTTATTATATCAGAAACCGAAGTCCAATCAATAGCAGTATAGGGGTTGTCTGAATCTGAAGTAGAATATCTTTCTAACTTATATTCAAGGCTAACTCCAGGAAAACTTTCTCAAGAAGTAAGCATTGTTAGAGAATTATCTCCTACAAAATATTTAAAATAATTTCTTCCAAAGTGTATTTCATTAGGATCTATTGTTATAGGATCTCTAGAAATTGTTTGTGTAAATTGACTATATATTATATAATTTTTCTTACCTTCATTTTCAACTAATAATGCGGGAGTAATATATTTGTAGTTTCCAAGCGTTTTTGCCTCAATAGTATTAAATATTATAGACTGGAAATTATTATAAGATATTAATTGATTAGGCTCTAGACTTATTGGAGATAATTTACTTATATTTTTTTCATCTAAAGTATCATAATCATGTAAAAAATATACTAAATTATTTTGAATCTTATCTAAATCTCCATCAGCATAATTTACAAGATTCCAATAAGTTTGTACTCTAAGATCTCCGCCTGGATAAACTTTTATAGCATTTGAATCACTATTATCTACATATATCTTACTTTTATCAAAATATATATTAAATTGTTCTGGAACCGTAATACTAAACTTTACAGCAAGCCAACCAGGAATATCCCAAGATACAGGAATCCAATCACTTCTATTAGTTGTGGATTTATCGACTTGTAATTCAAGAAGCCCATCTATATTATACAATTTATTTTCATCTGTAAGAATATAAGGAACTAAGTGTCTATAGTATTTATTGTTTAACTGTTCAAGTGCTTCCTTAAAGGAATATTCATCTAAATTTTCATATATAAGAAGATACTTATCTCCTGGATTTAAATAAAAATTAGAATCTTTACTAAGAAGTATGATTTTAGTTTCACCTTCTAAATCTTTATATAAAGATGTTTTATCAATAATAATATCCTCAATTGTAGCATCCTTATTATCTACAATTGGGGTAAAGATTGTTTGTTGTGATGGAAAACTTCCAATTTCTACTTTGTCGTCAATTGGATTATATGAAATAATATATAATACTCCTTGGTGTTCTTTCATTCCAACAGGAACAAAACCATTACTCAAAGCTCCATTTTTAAACCCATAATTACCCATATCGTTTTGTAAGGCAAATTCATTACCATTATAAGTAATTAAAGTGCCGTTTAAACAATCAGTCATTACAGTATTTGGAACCATTAATGGTTCTATATCCTTTATCATTCCTCCATTAAACTGATTTATTTGATTTAATTTGTTCTTCATAGTTATTATGTAGTTATTGCTGCAGAAGGAATCTTAACTTCTCCAGATGCAGATATAGTAATTTGAGTATCTCCACTTCCTAAAGTTGCAGAACCGTCTTCATATACAACTAAAGGCCCAAACTTACAAAAAGTATCATAGTTATTAATATTATATAGATTGCCTCTCTTCAAACTACATTTGCCTGTATTTTCGATACTAATTCAATTTTCTTGAGCATCGTTTATTCCAACGAATGATGTTCCTAAAGCAGATATTTTAAGATAACTCTTTTGTTCAGCACTATTGTATAGGCATATAGTTGGGTTATTTAAATAACAGTTATCACTATAAATCCCTATTCCAGAAGGATTTAGTATATCGTCTGATATTACAGATAAATTTCCAATAACTGTATTACTAGTTTGATAAAAACCGATAGATTCAGGATTAGTTTCTAGTATAATATTATAATACTCTGAAGTTTCTTCAGGCTCTTGATAATATTGTACATTAATTGAGGTAAACGGTTGTTCTTCAGTATCTGAAGTTAGATTCTCAGCTTCTGAATATGCATACAACCCAATAGATTCTGAAGAAAGAGCTAGAAAGCTTGCTTTATCTGAAATGTATGTAGTATGTACATATATTTCGTCATTATTAATACCTGTGACTATGAACTTTGCACTAATATTCTCAATCTCCTCAGATGTATCTTTTTTGTATTCATTTATAATTAATTCTCCCTCTGTACCAGGAGTAACAAATCCTGAATCTATATATAATTTTAAAACAACACCATTAAATGTAGATTTATCTTCCTCTGGAATAATGTAAATTTTTGTTATAATCTCATTGTATAGATTAGATGAACGTGCAATATTTTCTGCACTTTCAGTAATTTCTATATCTTCTGTATCTTCTGTAATTTCTTCAGGATCTATATAATAATTATCTGCAACAGATAATGGTATGCACGAAATATTCTTTCAAGATTCAATGTTTATTGGCTCCCAATAAAAAGATTCTGATAAAAGTTGTTTATCAAAATCTAATTGATGAGAGGTATATGTTGATGGAGTTTGTCAATTATAACTTGTATTTACAGATTTTACAAGATCTTTAGCAAACTCAACGAATGTAGTCTTACTAGTATTTATTCCTTTTACAGAATATAATTTATATAGAAGCTGTAAAATATTTATTCCAAGATCATATAGATTTCCATCAATATCTAGCTCGCTTGCTGTAACACTTATATTTCCTCCAATTGAGATATTTCCAGAAAGAGTTTCAAAACTAAGTTTTTTAATATTAGCATTACTACAAACTACTGTATTACATGTAACTTTCCCATCTTCAGCTATAAATTTTCCATCTGTAGTTTCTAATGTATTAAAAGAGATGTTCTGTTTATTTAATAATGCTTGAATATCATTTCAACTATGCCCATCAATAAACTGTGCATTAAGATTACTTATAACTTCTGAACTACTTAATTTAAATGGAGGGGTTCCATTAAATATTACAGTATTATCAAATATTATATTCCCTTCAAGAGAAGCATCTGAATTTTGAGAATCACTAAAACTAAAATAACTATTATCTAATGTATAATAAATTCCTCCGTTTAATGCAAAGATTATTTTTCTATCTCCAGGATATTCATACTGCCCTGTCTCATATAATAATATATCGTCTACAATTATAATTTTAGACTCTATAGATTCTTCGTCTTCATCATCAGTTGTTTCTTTATCATAATTTAACTTATAATATTTATCTCCAACTTTTACTCTTATTACCCCACTAGTTTCAAAAACTAAATTTCTTCTAGGAGACCCTATTATTTCTTCTTTTGCCATATTAAATCATTATTATTTTATTTTTTACATCTCTATATGCTATATATTCAAAGTTTCTTGTTGTGATTTCACTTTTTAAAAATGTCCATCCAACATCAATTGGATAGTATAATTTAAAGAAATGTGTTCTAGATCTATCTAAATAACACTCTTCTTGTATTTTATATAACTTCAAATCTCTAAACTTTATTTTAGATCTACGCTTTGAAGTTATCTGAGTTTTATAAAATTCTCACTCAGCTTCAGTTAGACCGAAATAGTACGCTCCGTTATATACTTCTTGAGCGTACTTATATTTCAGTCTTAATTTAATACGATGTTTAATATTATTATATCTAACTCTTTTATAATCATCAAAAAACATCTTTCCACAAAAAGCAGTATAGTTATGATTTCCTAAAACTACATCTGCTCCACTTTTAGCTAATAAATGAAAACTACTAAAACCGTGTTCTATAACTCTTTTTAACTCATCTTTTGAGATCTTTGGATATTTTTCTTGTATAATACCTAAATAATCGTCTAATTCTTTAATCATAATTAATAGTACACTTTTGCTTCTTCAGTATATTGATCTATGAGTTTTTTAAGATATTTATCAACATAGATTGGTTTTTCCATAGTTTCTTTATTATGTTTCATATATCTATATACTAGCTGGTTTCCTGTAAATTGAGATAATACAAAATCAATATTATTAAATTTACCTCTTCTATATGCTTGTTTAAAGTCTTCGTCTGCAATTTGTTTCATAGAAATTTCTCCATAGTTTCCAAACCGCAGAGGTAGTACAAAGGTAACATTATTATTTATAATATCCAATAAGATCTCATAAAAACAGTCATCAAAAATCTTAGCAGCTAGGTTCTTACGATCTTTATATCTATTTTTTACTCATCTTCCTTTTAATAACTTAGGATTTAACCCATTATATAGTTCCCTAGAGTTAAAACCATGAGGAAACATTTTTTTATTCATTAGTTAACAGGTTTAAATGATTTCTTATATTGCTTTCTATCCCAACGTGTACGAGCATCAAGAATCTCATTCATTTCATTTTGTGAGATATGTTCAGGAACTCTAGCATCACTACAAGCTCTTAATCATTCTTGTTTAACTACTTGAGCCATTTGAAAAGAATTGCCATCTCTTAATACAAGACTCTTTTTATATAAATCAATATATGCTGCATATGCAGCTAATGCAGTTAATTCTTTATCTGTTATAAGTGGAAGTCCGTCATCATCTACAATTACACCATGATACAGTACAGATACATTCGAATAATCTCTATCAAACTCTAATGCATTATTTATCTCATTATAATTTAATAGTTTTCCTGATTGATATAAAGGATCTTTATTTCATTTTCAAGCTTCATTATATCTTTCATAATAAGCATTTTGAACTAATGGAAAAATACTAGTATCTGAAGTAGATTGAAAGTCTTCAAATGGAATTGTCACAGATTCTATAAAAGATAAATTACAAGGTAATTCTAGTATTCTGTTTGTAGTATCTCCTACATATCTATACATTCTAGAATGTTTGTTACCTATTAACTGTAAACCATTTAAAACTATATCCTCAAAATTATCAGGATTTATTGTAACCCCGTATAATATATTAGCAAGAGAATATACAGAATTTATATTATTTAACTTCATAACTATTTAGACTTAATATTTTATTATTCAACTTAATATCCTTACGTTTTAATTTGCGGCAGAGAACGGAATAATTAATGTTATATTTTAATGCCACTTCTTTTATTGTATTATAAACATGAGTTAATATAGTATCATTATATTCATACACTTTATATCTATCCTTTTTCTCTAAAATAGGTGCATCATTAATATATGTAAAGATAACTGAATTAATACTTTTATAAATAGAGTCTTTATCACAAATTTTTTTAATTACAAATGCATTAACATTTAATTCTTTTGATGCAGATTTTATTGTATTGTATCTTTTAATAAAATTACCATTAATATCATACATGTTTATAGGAACAAAAAAGCTATTTACTTCAAAATTAAATGAATTTTCAAACGTAAACAAATACTTTGAATGCTTACCACTTGTTTTATTATTACACATTAAGCGAATTGTACTTACAGCTATTAATGTGGCTTTATGCGCTTCTGTAATAGAAGCGTATTCTTGAATAAAATTACCATTATGATCTCATTGAAATACTTTTTTCCTTCTATGATTATTGTGTAAATTATATCCACTTATTTGATGTCCTCCCGTTGAAATATTATATCCCTTTTTAACAGTATCGTATTTTTCAATAAACTTTCTCTCTAGTATATTTAGTTCACTTGTAGCTTCTATTTTATTAGTATATTTCTTGCTAAATAATACTGTATATTCAAAATTATATCTCCCATATTTTTTTCTTGCTCTATTTATTTTTGGGCCTGCGTATTTATATTTTGAACTATATCATTCTCTTCTCCTATTACTTTCATTTACTGTTTGTCCTATATATTTTTTATTATTTGGAGCAGTATACATATAAATTATACCTATAATCATTATTTTGGTTGTTGCGTATTTGGAGTTATTGGTGTTTCAAATGACCTATATCATCTTATATATTTCTCTGTTAATCTACGTATAATTTCGTCACTTAATATTCCACAATCTAGATATACTTCAGGATTTTCAGAACAACAATCTCATTCTAAAAGCTTTCTTGGATCTAAGAATAGTGCAATTACAGATATATATTTCACAAAAGGAACATTAAAAATATATCCGTCCATATTACCATTAGAATTAATTGCAGTATCTATATAGACATATGGACTTCCTGGTTTATTTTTTCTATACTTATGAAATCTATAAGTTTCATCTGTATAAATATTATAACGAGTATGTCTATCTATACTGCCAACAAATCTTATTGTATCAATTCCGTTTATATAAATAATCGGTGGAATTTCAAAATGTAATGCTTTTTCTCCAACTTGCAAATTACAACATTTTGACATGTAATCACAATCAACTTCAATACAATTAATTGCTAAAAACAATTCATCTAAATTAAGAATTCCTTTTAAAAGAAATTCTCTCATTATTTGATTACGCTCTGCCACTACTTCATCCTGAAGTTGCTCTACAGATATTTTTGGATTTGAAGTGATTCCTGCTAATCCAGTTACTGTATTATTATATACAGCACTTGCTATTGCTTCTATTGTCATAAACTTCAGTTTAAAAATTAAAGGCAGGACAGGGAAATTACCCCGCCCTGCCTTCTTCTAGTGATATATGTTAAAAGGAGTATTAAGCTCCTACTGTAAACTCTTGTTCTGCTACAGCATTACCATAAGAGGCTTTAACTGTAAACGTATCACCTTCTGCTGCAGTTTGTCCTTTTTTTACAGTAAGCTTACCATCGTTATCGATTTGATACGTACTATCTTCTTCTTTAATTGAATATTTAATAAGATTTGGACTAACAGCGGGACCAGATACATTTGCTTTAATTATTGCTTTTCCTTTGTCAATATCCTGTACTGAAACCTTAAGTGCAGATACGAATTCGATATTAATTAATTCAGTATTATTAGGACTAACAACTTTAATTGAATCGT